AGATAGGATTCCGGCAGTTCGGGCATACCTACAAAAGTTCTCCAGAAGAATCCACGGAGTTCTAAACAATTCGAACTTTCATACAGAAATCCATGAAACTTATTTAGATCTAGGATCCCCAGGCACCTCTGTACTTTTAATTGATGAAGATGATGAAGATGTGGTTCGATTTAGGTCTGAACCAGTATATAAATATTATTTAAAGGAAGATTATAAGGGAAATGTCGTTATTGTTACTTGTGAAATGAAACGTACAATTTCTCAGATAATTGATGAGTACGGCGAGAAATCTCTTCCCGAAGAAATACGAAGAGATCTTAAGAACAATATGGATAAGGACTTTACAGTTATTCAAGTGATAATGACTGCGAAGGAAGCGAAGAAGCGAGGATTTAAGGTTCGAAGGAAAAAGGTAGTTTCCTACTACGTGCTAGAGAAAACTGAACATCTTTTAAAGGAATCTGGATTTTCTACATGGCCTATGGCGACTCCTCGATTCATGAAGTGGTCGAATGAAGTTTATGGTCGTTCTCCTTCAATGAAGGGACTTCCAGATATTAAAATGATTAACGCTATGATGCAGACCACAATAAGATCTGGTCAAAAGATTGTTGATCCTCCTCTCCTTTACCCCGATGATGGAGTTTTAGGAAGAATCAATACAACTCCTGGCGGATTAACTCCTTACAGATCTGGGACGAAGGACGAGATAAAACCATTACTCACTGGAGGGAATCCCGGTCTTGGTTTGGATATGATTAATGATGTTCGTGAAAGAGTTAAACAAGCTTTCTATATTGATCAACTTCAATTAAGAGAAGGCCCACAAATGACGGCGACAGAGGTTAATCAAAGAACCGAAGAACACCTTCGATTGCTTGGACCTATTTTGGGCAGACTCCACCACGAACTACTTAAACCAATGATTGCCCGTGTTATAGATATTATGAAGAAGAGGAAGCAAATTCCTGAAGATATCCCACCAGAGTTGGACGAAATCGATTTAGAGGTGCATTTCACTTCACAAATCGCCAAGGCCCAAAGAATGGGAGAAGCTCAAGGGCTTAATGCTTTTATGGAAATAACTGGGGGGATTATGCAATTTGCCCCAGAAGTTGTAGATCTTATAGATACAGAAGCACTTGTCCGATTAAATGCTGATATTTATGGGGCATCTGAAGAAATCTTTAGAAAGCCGGATGAGGTTGAGCAAATAAGAGAACAACGGGCAGAACAACAGCAGAAAGAACAACAACAACAGGACGATTTAGCTGCGGCGGAAACCGTACAAAAGGTGGGGCCAACGCTACAACAACAAGGATAAAGTATGGAAAAGGGCAAACGGAGGCAAGATCAACGAGAAGTTGATCTGGTAAGAGCATATCAATCATTTTTCGAATCCGCCGATGGGAAATCAATCCTTTATGATTTAATGGATAAGGGCTTCTTCATGAAACCCACCTTTGAAGAGAAGGTGCATGGGTCAGAGAGGAACGAAGGGAAGCGGGAGCTTGTACTTTACATAGTGCATAAAATGAATTTGGATATTAAACAGATCATGGAACTCATCAAGGGTGGGGTTAAAATTTTTACAATTTGTTTTTATGATGTTTATTAATGAGTCCGGACATGCAGGATTTATGGGAGGCGAAGGTGACGGGGGCGGATCTGGTGATGGCGGCAATTCTGGCGATGGTGGTAGTGGCGATGGCGGCGGATCTGGCGATGGAGGTAAGGGAGAAGGCGGTGCGCAAGTATCCTACCCAGACGATTTGGATAAGGCCTACCATGGGAATAAAACCCTACTAAAGTATGTAAATAAGGAAGGCCAATTTCGTCAAGGCGAAGTAATGAAGGCCTTAATCCATGCCACCAGTAATATTGGCAAGGAGAAAATGCTTATCCCAAATAAGGATTTTACCGAAGACCAATGGAAGGATACTTTCTCTAAGTTGGGGCTGCCAGGAGCAATTGAAGAGTATGACATTAAGAACAATGTTCCAGAAGGGGCGAAGGCAGACGAAGATTTCTTCTCATCCTTCAAACAAGAAGCTCATAAGTTAGGAATCCTACCAAATCAGGCGCAGGGTGTTATAGATCTTTATAATAACCATGTTGGCGAAGGAATGAAAACTTCCCTTGCCGATGCAGATGCTAAATTGAAGTCTGAGGCCGCAGATTTAGAAAGCGAATGGGGAACTGACTATCAACGAAATCTTGGGATGGCAGATGCAGCAATGAAGGAATTTGCCACTGAGGATGAAATTAAAACACTTAGTGAAGCAGGTGTGTTCAATAACCCACTTCTAACCAAGATTTTTAAGAATATAGGCGAGTCAATCCAAGATGATAAGTTCACTGACAATGTGAGTAATCAGCATGGAAAGAGTAAGGACGAAGTTCAAGGCGAGATAAATTCATATTACGACTTGAAGCATCCATTTAGAATACCTACTCATCCTCAACATAAGTACTATAAGAATAAGATGATGGTAATGCTTAAGACCTTGCACGGGGATAAACCAGTATAGTATACTTATATTTCATACATGTTTTGTTTTTGTTTTGTGGTCCCGCTCTTTTTCTCCACGGTTGGGAGCGGGATTTTTCTCTTGACTCAGACCGCATCAATGCATTATCCTGAGAATAGATGTTTGCCGGATACTCTTTTCGACCCCGAAATAGTAAATATCAGGCGTGAACCCCGTAATCGGGAAACTTCCACCACCAATTGTATTATTAACTTTAACTTATAAACGAGGTTTATATGAGTTTTCAAATTACAACTGCATTTGTGGAAGGTTACAAGAATAACATCCTAATGCTTTCTCAACAAAAAGAAGCAAGACTTTTCGGTAAGTCAAGAAATGAGCCACAGAACTCTGAAACAGATTATTATGAAAGAGTTGGCGCAAGTGATGCTAATGACGTTCTTGATCGTCACGGTGACACACCTATTAATAACACTCCTCATTCTCGAAGAGCAGTTACTCTTCAAGATGCTGATTGGGGAGATTTGATCGATAAGTTGGACAGAGTTCGACTCCTTATTAACCCTGATGATTCTTATGTAAAGACAGCGGTTGCTGCTCTTAACCGAAAGAAAGACGATGTTTTCATCGCCGCTGCTCTCGGAAATGCTCGTTCAGGTAAAAAAGGTGAAACTACTGTTTCTCTTCCAAATGCTCAGAAGCTAGTTAGCATTGATGAAGATGGAACAACTGGTGCGGTTAACCTTAATGTATTTACTCTTACTCTAATCAATGCAAAATTTGATGATTCAGATGTTGATGAAGAGATGACTAGATACCTTGCTTACTCTGGAAGCCAGAAGCAATCTCTTTTAAATGATACCAAAGCTACTTCAGCGGATTTCGCAGAAATCAAGGCCCTCGTAAGAGGAACTATTAATAGCTTCGCAGGATTTGAGTTCAAGAGATCTCAAAGACTTCCTGTTACAGCAGCAATTTTCAAGTACAACTTAGTTACTGGTGAGTACGATGGGACAGGATCTGACCTTGCGGCCGGTGCTCGTCGGTGTTTTGCTTGGGTTGAAGATGGAATGATCTCTGCTCATGGTGAAGACCTCATTGCAAGATTAACTGAAAGACCTGATAAACGGTTCTCTACTCAAGTATATGTTGCCCATAGTGTTGGTGCAGTTCGTATGGAAGAAGAGAAGATTATCGAGATTATGTGTAAAGAGTCTTAAGAATATTAATTTTCGGGGTCTGCCTAGACCCCTAATTCCTTTGGAGGAAATATGGCAACTTTTAATGGTATTAACTACGCAAAGTCAATCTCTGACCCTATTGTAAAAGTTAAGGGTGAGTTGAATGCAAGAGTTAAGGTTCTAAGAGAAACATTTCAGATGGCAGCTATCATCGACACAGGTGAAGAAGTTTTAGGCCCAAGCCTTCCTGAAGGTGCGATAATTTTAGATGCCTATATTAAAACAGATAAGTCTCTCGGTGGTTCTGGAACTCTCGATTTAGGTTACAAGGCCTTTGTTGACGAAGATGGAAATGCGGTTGCTGAAGATCAAGATGCTCTAGTACAGGTCATGGACGTAAGTTCTGCTGCTGCTATAAAAAGAGCACTAGGTGTTTCAGTAGGTATTGGTAAAAAAGTCGGAATTGGTGGGGCTCAAATCTTTTTGACTGCTCCCGCTGCTACGGTAGCGACTGACGGATTTATTGAAATGGTGGTAATTTACTCTAACGATTAATTGGTCGGCCTCCACCCGCCCACTATAATAGGTCGGTAAGGTTTTTGTTCCCTTGCCGGCCTCTTTTCGGAGGATTATAGATGTCTACTCCTGTTCAGATTTGTAATTCTGCACTTATAAAACTTGGAGTGGATCAGTTTATAAACTCCCTCTCTGATAACACTAAAGCCGCTCGTCTTTGTAATGAGCAATACCCCAAATTAAGGGATGAAGTACTGGAAAGCCATTATTGGAATTTCGCAATGAAACGTGCGGAATTATCCTTAGTAGTGGGTTCCCCCTTATATGGTTGGACATATAAATATCAACTCCCGGCAGACTGTCTTAGAGTGAAGGAACTCCATGTTCCCGAAGACGAGTTTATTGTTGAGGATGGGTTTTTGTTAACGGATATTTCTGGGGTGAAAATTCTATATGTGTATAGGAATGAAGACACCAGTAAATATACTCCTGTGTTCAAGGAACTATTGGCCTCAAGAATTGCCATGGATTTATCCTATCCGATTGTTCAAAGTGTAAGTCTCGGGGATAGATTAGAGAAAAAGTATTTGAGGAAACTGGCAGACGCTAGAAGCCTCGATGCCCAAGAAGGTTTCAATAACCGATTAATGCAAGATACCTTCCTAGATTCTAGGAGAGGAGGAACCGACACCTTTAAAGGTAGTGTGGTTTCGTAATGGGTAAATTCAATAAACTTCAATCGAATTTCTCTAAGGGAGAGATAAGTCCGAAATCTTTGGCCCTTACAAATATAGAAGATTATTTTAACTCCTGTACTCAAATGTTAAACTTCGTCCCCACAGAATTAGGGGCAGCGGAGAATAGAGGCGGCACAGAATTTATAGAGGATTTAGTTGCGGGGTTTTCTACAGCTAGTACCAAATTCGCTCAGATCCCCTTCATAATTTCTAAGACAGAAGCCTACCTTATCTTAATAAGTTTAAATAATACTTCAGGAAATCTATTTCGAGTAATAGCTGTAGATGGTTCATTCCCTATAGTATCTTTTACCAATGTTACTGGAGAATTGAATAGGGCCGGGAAAGTATTTGACTCTAGTTGGGACGTTAAAGGTTTTAGGTATGCCCAATATGGTAGAAGAATTATAATAACTCATACTTCTGGAGAAATGCTTCCAATTTCTGTAACTGTGAATGGGACTAATATAAGTATAAAGCCTTACGATATAAGAAGTACTTTCACTTCAGAAATAAATGCTGGCCTTGCCTTTCCTTATGATAAACCAAATATTTCAGCAGTAACCTTAACACCTAGTGCTACAACGGCCCCTGGAACCACAATAAATTTAACCTCCTCCTCGGGGAAGTTTACTTCAGATAGTATCGGAACATATTATAAAATCACCCACGCAAATGTCACAGGGATAGCAAAAGTTACAGTATTCACGAGTTCGACAGTGGTTAGTGCAGAAGTACTTGTGGCCTTCTCTTCCGTAACTTCCTCAACCGACTGGGAAGAGTCTTCTTGGAGTCATAAAAAAGGATGGCCAAAAGAAGTGTCCATGTTTGAGCAGAAAGTAGTATTCTTCGGATCAGATACTTACCCAGACACATTATGGGGATCCTTAACGGGAAATATTTACCACATGATGAACAAGAAACTTGCACAAGATCAGGGATCCTCCACGGATGTTTCTGGTATAAATTATTATGGGGATAATGCCCCGACAGATCCTTACTCATTTACCTTAGCATCTCAAGAGGCAAATTCTATAACTTGGGTCGCACCAACAAGTGTTCTTAATATAGGAACTCTCGGATCGGAATATATTGGTTCGGGGAACGATGTAATTTTAAGTACCGAATCTGTAAATTTTAAGTCACAAACTAATTACGGCTCCTCACCTGTTAAGGCATCTAGAGTAAATAGCGATGTTCTTTACACTTCTAGAGATAGTAAGAGTATTAGAAATTTTGTTTATAATGGATCGAATGGGTCGAACACCTCTATAAATGTATCCATTCTATCAGAACACATGAATAGGTATGGGGGATCTTTAATCGG